GTCAGTTGCACTTTGCGTGGTTTTTTGCCACTTCTAGCAGCAGGGGCAACCACGTTGCCTGTCTGACGTTGGGGTGCTAATTCCTCAAAAGACCCATCGTCAAACTTTTCTGGGAAGACACGTCTCATCGCGTCATCAATTTCATTATAGTAACCTTCGGTGTCTGGTGCAACACCATTTCTAATAAGTTTTTCATGAACGCCATAAGCATACCCAGTCATCTCAGGATCATACCCAGAACTGTGCGGCCCAAACCAAGGATTTTCTTTTGCCCAATCTACTCCTCTTTGACTGGGTTGGCGCACTGGTTGTTGTTGAACTTCTTGCTGATACTGTGGCTGTCGCTGTGGCGCAGGCTTAGGTGTAGTTCTAGGCTTGTATGATTCGTATTTATCTTTTTCCACACTAAGCTTTGCAATATTTTTTTGAGCCTCAATTAAAGCATCAGCATCCCCTGTTTCATAAGCAGATTTATATGCAGCCTCAGCTTTTTCTAGCTGTGCATCTACACGACCTTTAGCCTGATTAACCAGAACTGCTTCACCATCTGTAAGAGTTCTTTTTAATTTATCGTTCTCTTGCTTAATTGACTGTGCATAGCGTAGAGCTTCATCTTGAAGTCGGGCAGCTTCTTCTTTCGCTCTGCGCTCTTCATGAAACTCATATTTTAATTGCTTGATACGTTTCTGAACATTCTCATTATAATTTTCTATTTCTTCATCGTTAGGAATTTGTGGTTCAGTACCTTTAGCCCTTCTAGGTTTTCCTTTATCTGCTTCTGGAGTGTCATCAACAACTTCTATCTCAAGTTCATCATCTTCTTGATTTAATTTACTTTTTTCAGACTCAATAGCTTCTGCTACTGTTTCTTCTTCAAACTCTGTTTGTTGTTCAGCTACTTGATTCATACCCTTGTATACCCCCTTGGATCTTCAACCACTGCCTCCACAGTGTCGTCATTAATAAGTCTAAACTCTTTCCCATGTATCTTGAATCGAGTGCCCGAATAGGAACGGAAGATAACAAAGTCACCTTCTTTACAGTATGGGCCATGTGGAAACTTGTCTTTGTCTGCATAGGCATCTGGGCCTAGCTTCATAGCAAAACCGATAATCGAAGCGGTTTCTTCTGAGGCTTTAAGGCCATCAGGCATATACACTCCACCTTCAGTTTTATCGCTGACTTCTGGTACACCAATTAGGATTTTGTATCCTTGTGGTTCTGGTAATTTAGAGGCTACCTTCTCTTCTGTTTCTTTATTTCCTGTATACATTTTAATACCTTGCAGTGATTTAAAGGTTCACAGTCACCTTGCGTGGACATCCACGAGTCTCCCTAATTTGGACAGTAGTAAAAAATATTTTAATTTTCAATATATCTTTTTTCTATATCCTGTAAATCTTGTCGTATAATTTTTACTAGGTCACATCGCCCCACTAAACGATTATACGCACTGAGGTCTTCTGCCTGACCAGACGCAAGATATGTTTTAATATCCTCCTCATACTCGTCAAGCTTTCGCCCTAACAGCGAAAACACAGTATCACTCATCTCCCTTTACAAGCTCCTTCGCTATTTCAATACCCAGTTTTGCGCCCTCTTTCTGGTCTTCACGCTGTGATTTATCCAGATCGGTGGCTAGTTTTACGCCAAGACGTGCACCCTCACGTTGGTTCTCAGCGGAAATACGTTCTTGTTGAATTTGTGCATTTGAACTTTTTGCCATCGCATCAAGCTGCAACTTTTGTGTATCCATTTGTATTTTGTGCTCTAGTTCTCTTTGTTTCATTTGAAGCTCTGCCTGTTGCATTTGTACAACAGGATCTTGCTGTTGTTGCTGAATCTGCTGCTGTTGAGCTTCTGCTTGATCTTTCTGTAATAGTTTTTCTGCTGCTTCTTTTGCAAGTCTTGAGATTTCCACTTCTACATCTTCTGGTAGTGGCTGATCCTCATTTGGCATCTCGACGCCAAGCATCTTTTCAATCTCACGTCTGTATTGGAACGCAACATGTTCTGTAACGTGTGATGCCATAGCCGCACCGATAGCCTGTGCAAACGGCGACTGTCCTACAAGTTCACGAATTTTAGGATCTTCTATTGCAGCCATATGGACTGCTATGTGCGCTTCATGATCTTGATACTTGAATGCTTTGGTTGGCTCTTGCTTGAGCATCATCATGTTTTCTGTAACAGGATCAGCAGGCTTAATGTCATCGGGTAGTTTAACAATATCACTTGCATCCTGTATTCCCAACACCTCTAGCATCTGACGATGCAGCTTTCCCATATCATACAGTTGGGGGGCTTGCTGAGAAAGCTGCAAAGCCGCCTGATACTGCATAATCCTTTGAGACATCGTAGCAGCATTAGGATCTGAAACAGGTATAACATCAACACGAGCATCAAAGTCTTTCTGTCTGTTGAAGTCACCATCCATTTCATACGCATATTCAGCAGGCATGTAATCACGAATGATCTTTGCTAACAGCCTCAGCTCGTTCTTCATTGCTGCATGCATACGAGCCTGAACACCAGACATAACCTTCATGCTGCGTTCGAGCAAAGCAAGCGTTGTACCTACTGGAGCCTGTGCATTCATGTCTCCGACCTGTATATCTGCAACAGAACCTATTCTTCGTCCTTCTTCGACAATGTTGCCAAGTAACGAGTAGAGAACTCCTGATGGCTCTTTGTAAGGGATGAACGTAATTGAATCCCGTATCGCACCACCTGGAACGTCCACGTCCCTGAACTCACCTGGCATAAGCGGAGTGTCATCACCCTTAATGCGGAGACCGCGAGCTTTAAGACCCGCAGGCAAATTAGATAATGTACCCGCATCGATAAGTTGGCGAAGTATTGACGTTGCTGATTTAGCCAATCCACCGATGAGATGTATAAGACCTGTGCCGTAGAAACCCAACCCAGGTAGGTATTTGTAATGTACGAAGTGTAATCTTTTCTTTTTCTTTTCATCTTCCTCATACCAGTTTTTTCTAATCGCCAATATCTCACGAGAAGACTTATCGATTGTAATTACATATGGCCTTGCTATTCCATCTGGGTCATCGAACTCATCTGGCATGTTCATGGTGACATGCATTTCTAAAATCGTATGACGGTCATCATCCTCTATGACTGCACTCTCACCATCAAGCTCATCATATTTTTCCTGAATGTCTGAGAAGTCTGGCTCTGGATCTGGAAGATCGACCTTCTTGTAGAATCCTGCCACCTGTAGTTCTAGGATTTCGTTAGCTGTTTTCTTCATGATGTGTGTGTATCTAGGGCAGGAAGCCAGATCTGATGCACCATAGGAAGCAACGAAGTCTTCTGCGGGGACAAACATAGCTACAGGTCTATCCTCTAACGGATCATAGTAAACCTTTTTGAAAGCAGAACCTGCAAGCGGTAGCTTGAAGAGCATTTGTTCTGTCTCATCACGATATTCCGTCATCTCTTCAGTCAGAAGATAGTTCATCTCTGTCTGGATTCTGTCAGCTTGATCTGTCTTTTCTGGGGTTAATTTACCCATAATCTTGGTTCTTACTGGCCCAGACGCAGGGAATAACTCACCCATTGCCTGTGCCTGAAACCTAACAACGGCTTCTGTAAGAACTGGATGGAACACACCAGATGCCCCTTGCCACGGTTGGCTACGTTCTTCTATCTTCATCCCAAGAAGATCTAATCCTTTAACGTAGGCTCTTGCCCAGTCTTTTCTAGACTCACGATCAGAATTAAATTCTCCTACAAGTTCAGATGCCATTGATTGTAATTCAGCTTCATCAATAAACTCTGCTAGGTTTGAGTCATGATCTGGGCCAACAATGCTCTCAGTAAGATCTCCTTCAAAGTCTATAACGACCCCACCGTCTTCTGTTTCTATAGATACGGCTTCAGGATTGATAACCTCTATTTCAACGTTATCTACTTCCTCTACTATGTCTTCTGGATTTACACCATTTGGATCAAATGGAGTCATTGGTTTTTCAATTGCCATTGTGCCCTCACATAACTCGTTAAACAGACTATAGCAGATATTGCTACCACACGTCTAGTGGCGAAGCAGATTTGGGTGGGGGTGTCTGCTTCGCCGTAAGACGTAAAAAGGGAGTTTACGCCCCGCTTAACAGTACAACAAGAAAAAGGGGCCGCAAAGACCCCTTAGTTGGGAGGAGCAAAAAAATGATAAAACCATCTTTATATTTGCAGCGTAACATAAAGACGTGTAACCTGTAAACAAAAAGGAAACGCCGTGGAAATTTCTATACCCATGATATGGAATGTAGTTGTTACTTTAGTTGTAGCACCTATGGCGTGGTGGATTAGCCAGATGAATAGTGAGCTAAAACGACTCAACATCTTGTTAAACATGACCCGCGAGAACTATATTAAACGTGAAGATCATCAATCAGAGCTGTCTAGGGTGGTAGACCATCTGGTTAGATTAGAAGGAAAAATAGATAAACTAGCAGAAAAGGTCTGAGTGTAGGGAGACGTTCAGGTGGGGTGTAGCCATCGATCCAGTAAGTTGCGTAGCTCTAGCGACAGGGGCGTACAAAACGCTCAAAGCTGCCATAAGCACAGGCAAGGATTTGCAAGACATGACAGGAACTTTGTCCCAGTGGGGTAAAGCCTTTTCTGATTTTTCTAATATTGAGGAACGTGAAAAAAATCCACCTTTTTGGAAAAAGACGTTCAAGGGATCTGACGAAGAGACCGCTTTAGAGATATTTGCTAATAAAAAGAAAATGGAACAGATGAGGGCAGAGATTAAAGATCATATCTCTTGGAACTATGGCCCAAGTGCTTGGAAAGAGGTCTTAGCGATTGAGGCAGATATGCGCCGAAGAAGAAAACAAGAGGCATATCGAAAGCAAGAACAAATAGATGCACTTATTAATTTTGCTATTGGCGCAGTAATATTTTGTATAAGCGGTGGGCTTTTGTTCGTTCTTTTCTATTTTTTAGGACAGTGGCAAGGTAGGTGGTGAATGTGGGTATTGCTTTGGTTACAGGTGATAAGCGGTAACTTTGACCACTACCATGTGGGAAGTTATTCAAGCGAAGAAGCCTGTAAAGTGTCTCAGAAAGAAGCTAAAGTTTTAGTCACAAACCAGAACTCCAAGGTTGTGTGTATTAAAATAGAGCGTTGAAGATAATGGAAACGAAACATCGCCGTTGGGTGGTGTACGATAACACAGGTAAAGTTGTTGTCCTGTGTAGAGACAGGCTCATAGCAATAAAATTTGCTAATAGTACTCTCGCTTATGATAGTAAGGAGCCTCGTCCTCCCACTCGTCAGTCGGAAGACGAATAAACCCACCCTGACGAAAGCGCAATAACGCCATAACTGTGCTGTCAACAAGGTCATCGTTAGACATAAACGGAAATCCTGCTATCTCTTCGACTAATTCATCAGCCCAACGAGTAGACGGAACCCATGCCATGCCTGATGCAATGATATCTGCTACAGAATTAAGCCTTGCAAGCTTGTCACCTGTACCTCGATGGGGTGTATACTCCTGCACAGGCAGGCCCATACGCCTCATTTCCTGATAAATTGCCGTCCCTGCGGACTTTTTCTCCACAATAAACGCATCTGGCTCCCATTTTGTGTATTCTTCCATGGAAAGTTGCTTTAATTCAGGAAATTCTAGCCGTTTTTTAATAGAATCTAGCAAAATCAGGTGATGAGCGTTCTCATCTTCGTTAAAAAACACCCCCCACGTGGTCAACGCGGTGTAATCAGCGCGATTATGCTTTTCTGCGGCTGCATCAAGCGACATAATCACGTATTCTACGTGTGGAGGTTGGTCATGAGGCCATCTACCCCACCATTCTCGCTTAACTATCGACGCTTCTTCGGCTGTAGGCTTCTGTTGATACTGTGAGTTCCACTGAAACACAGGCATGGAAGCTTTTGTGCGCTCTAAAGCGGGCAAATCAAAGAACTCAGGCCACAACGGCTTCATAATCGGCTTGCCATCAGCGTCTTCAGCGTCCAAGAGGGCGGGAAACTCTACGATTTCGTACTGATCCGCCATCTCATTCTTCACCATGTCGTTGGTTACACGTCCCGTGAGGTCATCCATGTGCCAACGTGTTTGCACGATAGCTACTCGACCACCTGGCATAAGACGGGTACGTGCACCAAAGGTAAACCATTCATATGCTTTCTCAAACACAGAGAAGTTTCCGTTAATGACATCTTGCTCAGAATGGGGATCGTCGACGAGCAGGAGGTCAGCACCCCTACCAGCAAGAGCAGAACCAATACCACACGCAAAATACTCACCTCCAAAGTTTGTGTTCCATCTACCTGCCGACTTGCTGTCTATTGCAAGAGCGACTTCTGGAAATATCTCGTTGTACGCTTCGGTAGCGATCAGATTTCTCACCTTCCGCCCGAAGTCTACCGCTAAGTCTGTGGTGTGTGACACCATCATCACCTTCTTTCCTGGGTTACGCCCAAGAAACCAAGCAGGATAGAATATACTTACAAGCTGCGATTTACCATGACGTGGTGGGATGTTGACACAGACTCTATCCTTACTCCCATCCTCCAGTGCCATAAGCTTATCTGCCAGTATCCTGTGATGCCTGCCAACTTTGTAATCAGGCTGCATCTTCTTACAGAACTCTATTAGATCGTCTCTTGTTTTTTGTAGAGTATCTTCTTCCTCTAGCTTGCGTACCATCTTGTCTAAAGACAGCAATGATGTCTCGCTAGACGAGTCTAGCATAGCCAACATCTCTTCGTACTCTGCTTTAGTTACTCTCAGCACTGGTCAGCCCAAGCTCTTTATCTATGTCTATGTCATCATCTGAGACATCTACGTACTCGGCGTCATCTATAACTTCAACCATCTTAGCTAGCTTTTCACGTAGCTGCTCTCTCAGCTCATCTGTAGATTGGTGTGTAACAGTGACTTCTGTCTTCTCTGTAAACAAACCTACATCACCTACCTTACCCAGCAACTCTAATGCACGTATGCGTATTCTTGGGTCTGGATTGTCACTTTCAAGGATTAACTTGTTTGTCACAAAGTTACGCACATCTGCTGCATCGTCTACAACTCTATGGCTAAACCGCTTCAGCATGTCGTTTGCCAACACGATCTCAGCGGGAGTCATCCGCGCTACACGTTTTGTTGTTGCAGCTTTGGAAGTCTTATCAGGATCTTTTGCATATGCTGTAGTAAGTGCGGCGGCTGTGTCTTTAGCATCGCTGTCTATATCGACTTTCAAACCATGCTCAGAAAGAAGCCCGACCGTTTCAGCAGCGGCAGCGGTTTTATCTACCAAGTCGTCTAAACTAGATGTCGTTTCGATTGGTACGTTTGGTTCTGGTTCGATATGTAATGCCATACTTTAGCCCACCTTGTTTGGCTTATTATAAAAAATTTTTTCAATATATCAATCTGGGACTCCTATTCTATTTTTTGAATATGTAGGGGGGTGGGGGTACAAACTGTACCGAAAAGGGGTGGGGGGTAGGCTAACCTATTGATATTGCTACATTGTTCTGTACCGAACGTATTAGAAACGTAAATTTTTGTGCAAATCTTTATTATACAGATAAATAGTACATGCTGTTGTGAGGGGGGGATGGGGGTAGGTGGGGTCAAGAAAAGTAGTGATTCACTACTATTTACACTCTGGCGCGTCT